CCGTCCGAAAGGTCTTTGACGCAAACTTGCTTGTTCATTAAATCATCCTCGCAATTTTATGTCTACTCATGTGATCAGACTTGCTACGGAGAGCATAGAGGTAATCCGCAAGCAAAGGCACCTCACGCCCCAATTCCATGGTGATCTCAAGCGTCTGAGTCTTAGCGTCAACATAGTATTCGACGCTGAGGATGCGAAAATCGGCATCGACATTCTCGTTGGGTAATGTTACATGAATTTTGTCGCCTGCCAAAATGGGAGTAGTACCATAATCGATGACCGTGCTGCGGACCGTAAGGTACTCCGCTGGATCTTTCAACTGAGCAAGAATAGCCTTAGCTCTCAACGTACACTCATTATCACTGGAAAGTTCCTCATCCGTCTCTGTAAGTTCACGCAAGCCATAGAGAGATTGGCTTCCAGAATCTTCGGCTGTTCCAACAAAAGCACAGTTTAGAAAACCGAAGTTGCCATCATACATATAGTATGATGCAGCGCCAATAGTGCATATTATAAGTTGAAGGCCACTAACTTGGCTCCATTGCGGATTACCCGTTTTCGTCCAGATTCCATTAGGATTACTATCAGCGTCATACATATTACTGGGTCCTAAAGGCAGCGAGATAAGACCCCATTGCAGAATGCAGTTACTTTCAAGAATCGATTTTATGTTTGCTTGGAAATAGTTTGAACTGTCAGGAGCCCACAATCTAACATAACCATAGCCTCCTCCCAAATTCCCCGGCATCCAAGCCCACACAACAAAAGTTTGAGGCTTACATAGGGCGTCGAATGTTCGGTAAATATTTCCTTCTACGCTTGCAGCCGCATCAACACGAAGGTTATAAGTCCCCTTTCGTTGTCTTGTACCTTCTAATGAGAGTGTCCCTGAAACTACTGTCCAACCTAACGTTGATTCACTCCAAGAATCCAAGTCCGCTGGAAAATTTTTCCCTTGAGAACCATAAACTCTGGCTTTATTTCTTACAGCGAGAATCTCTTTCCGATATTCGCTTGCCTCAATTTTTTCGCTTACGCTTACTGGCGAGGTCTTGCTGTTTCTCTGGAAAAACTCAAATTTTGCGTCTGGAGCAACACGAAAATCAAAGCCTATGACGCCAGCTAGATCAGCACTTCCAGCAATGTACTTCAAAATATCCCAGACAGGCGTGTTTTCATATTCCAGCTTCGTGTAAGTGGTATCCGTGTTCTCTACGAGTTCTATTGAATTTCTAACATGGCTTAAGCCAACATAGTAATCAAGCAGGTCCTTAACGATTGCTTCGCCTTTTTGGCTAGAATACGTCTTTGTAACAACCCTGCGGAAAAGCTTCTCACCCCAACATCGACCGCTCACGCGCAAATAATTCTCGCTTGGGCCTGACTCGTACTTGATGCTCTCGGTCCTCGTAGTAATTATCTGTGGAACATTCACTCCTCTACCAATGTTGATATAGCCATCTTGACCAACAATTATTGGATAGGTCCCGCCGGGACTATACTTCTTATCCCAATTCTGAAGCAACAATTCCCAACTGCTAACCTCTTTTGTTGCCCCTAGATGCACTCTTGCTTCGATGACGTCTCCTTGGGGCGGTGTAACAGAGCCTAGAACGACAGCAAGCTTCGGAATATCAACGCTCAAGGCGAGCCCTCAACCCCTCGGCGATAAAGGTCTGATTCGCCCGCACGCTGAATGCCACGAGTACGGGAAGGCACCTCGCCAGCGGCTGCGTTGAAGCCTTGGACACTTGCAGTCGCAGCATTCATCTGCGAAGCAAAATACCACATAGCCGCGGCAGCCGCAATTATGACCGCAATCCCTACACCGGTCAAGGCTAGGAACGTCGCATGTGAAATGTTCAAAGCATTTTGAGCAGTTGTAGCGATCCAACATGCACCAGCATAAACCTTCTGAGCGATGGCCACGCCCATACTTGTATTCATGAACATGCCCATAACGGTTACGACCATCATTGCCGAATTGAAAACCTTAGCCTGCGCATCACTAAGTAGACCGAACTCATGCGCAATATGCCCGATCGCCATTCCAGTCGCTCCCAAACCAGCGATAGCAAGACCAACATTTTTTATTTTGATGGAAAGAGCCTCAGCATCCGTCTGAATCCTAGAAAACTCTGCGCTAGCATGATTCACCGCTCGAATAGTAATTGCAATCTCACGAAAACTCACAATCCAGCCTCCGTTTTGGCCTGTTCAATGGCACCTATAATGTTCATCTCAAGCTCAGGAAGATGTTCCTGCAAGGCGGGATACAAGTAAGGTCTAGCCCTCATATGTCTAGTTCCAAGCTCAACAAATAGTGCGTAAGTAGCTTCAGCTCCTATTTCAGCGACCCAATCCTTAATCGTAGCGTAAATCGTGCTACGAAGATAGCCAGTCCGCACCGGAGCATTCCGCATAGCAGCAGCCTTCACGTCAGCAACCCAGCTCGCAAGAAAACGATAAACCTGCTGTTGCATGCCACTATCAAACCTTTGCATAGCAGCCTTAAACTCTTCAACACCTTCCACGTCACATGAAATTTCAACGGCCACGTTTCTTCGCCTCTCTTTCCGCTTTCTCCTTCTCTTCGAGCGCCATTTGATCCATCACATTCAAGATGACACAGAATTGCTGGATGGTTTTTGCTGGTTGTTTAGCGAGCTGAGTGGGGAGCCATCCGAAGGCTTGACAAAGCCGAAACTCTGAAAGAGCCGGATGCGGCTTTCCTCGTCTAATTGCGAGAGTAAAAAACGGAGATCCTCATGGCTCATGCCATTGAGTTTGTTTGCAATCTTTGAGAATAATTCACCAAGCTCTATGGGAATCCCGACATCCTCGCCCAGAAGCTTTTCAACTGAAATAGGCTTGCTCTCAGGCTGCTCCTTGAGACTAGCCCAGATGGTCTCTGCTTGAATGGCGATGAAATCGCTGCTTTCAACTTCGCCACTTGCCTTGCTATATTTGGTGTACTTCTGAATGATGCGATTCCGCTTAGCCCATGTAATCTCCTGGAATACATAATGCCCTTGATACTCTTTCCCGAACCTGTCATCAATTTCTAAGACTTCAGTTTTCATGTTTAATCACCTAAGTGATCGCAAGAGGACCCTTAGCCACAAACCGAGCCTTAGCACAGATCAAATCTTCCAGCCACTTCGTATGCGTTATGCTATCCCATTTGCATGCGGTGAATGTGACCTTGTTTGTCCCACTAAGACCAAACTCCAAGAGAAATTCCGTGTCAGCCAAAGCCTCATCCATTTCAGCCTTGCTTTCAAACTCAAACGTCAACTCGCCACCAAGTTCTCGGTGGCCAAAGGGAATATACTTCGCAAGATACCCGCTTGTGGTGCGAATAACCGGCACTCTTCTTGGGTTGTTTATAATGTCAAACTTCCAATCGGTCACGCGATCCAGAACCGTAGTGTCCTTTTTCACATAGCTTTCATGGAAGGCGACAGCTCCAGCATAATCCGCATATGTCGCACCCGCAATCTTCGCTGTTCCCGTTTCGAGATCCTGACCTTCAAGTTCCATGACTGCCTTGATAACATCCTCGATGCTACACTCGACCGAAGCCTTACTGATGCGCATGCCCTTGAACAATAGCGAGATAATATCTGTCGCTGAAGCAAAAACGCCTTTATAGTAAATCACTTGACAGCTAAGGCTCTTATTCAAATCCATTTTAGCCCATTGCAAAAGATTTATCGGAGCCTCAGAAGGCACTATATAGCCAATTTTCAAGTTTGGTTTTCTCAGGCCCTTCTTAATAGCTTGCAAATCATAGCTGCCAGCGCCACGTAGTTTGAGGTTGCTAGGGTCAAGTCCAGGGTCGATGACATCGCAGGGTGCGCCTAACATTGCTGGATTTGCGGGCGTAGTGCCAAAGACGCTTTCCTCGACGTAGTAAAACCGTTCTTCGTCCACTCCATATGTGTCAACCATTTTTTATTCATTCCTCCATGACTAGAATACTCCTGAAATCGACTCGAAAAGCCAACCTTTCAAGAGAAACTCCGCTCTGAAGAGATATGGCTTAACGTCTGTGACATCAATATTTCTGTAACTCACGACATCACAATGAGTTATTCCATAAACTTGAATTGTGCACTGAACAAAATCGCAGTAGAGAACTGCAGGCGTAACGCCATTGCTTGGGTTCGTGGTTTTGGCGAGAAGCCAAACATAGCCATTCGAATCGATGAAGTCCGTCCAGCTAGAAGAGATCGTGATGGTTAAGGTTTCATCTCCCCCGCCGATTCCGCTCTGGGCTTGTTGCCATGCAGAAGCGACATGATTCCAAACTTTAATTGTTGCACCATTACCAGCAGGAGCTGTACCGTAGCCCTCAAACGTTAAAACAATCTTTTTAACACACTGCTCTCGAGCACCTAACTTAAATCTGAAAAGCATTAGGGCATATTCGTTGTTGACGTTGTGGCTCTTTGAAAAACGATCATTATCACTGCTCCAAAGCTTCTGATATTCCGTGTTTGTTAATTCTGTCCATGAAGCACTCGAAGGAACAAGCTCTGTGGCTGCACCTGCAGCAAAAGCTTTGTGAGGATCTCCACTCGGATATCCAAGCCCATAGAAATTATAGACGGTCTGATATGGCAGGTTACGATTCTCACGGATAATGGCATTGATCTGCGCAGTTACCTTGTCCCGCATGACCTTGCCCGCATCAGCTCCAGGTGTTACTTTGTCGACTGTGTAGATATTGCAACGGAAAGTCATATGGCGACGTCTCAATCGACCAGCAAGCTCAAGCTTCTGATCGATGCTACTATCAAGCCCTACCGTGATCTGAGCATCATATTGTTTCAGAAGTTCTCGATCGTACTGTTCCTTTGTAGCCAAGATACTTGCAAGCGAACCATTATCCTTGGTTACCTGAATCCTCGTAGTAATCAACCGCAGAAGCGTCGTCACGGAATCCTCAAGTTCGCTCAAGTCGCCAACAACCTCCTAGCAATCAATTTGAAATAAGAAGTCTGATTTTCATAGGCGAAGGCCTGCCTATTCTGAACTTCGTAATCCTCGCCTTTGCGACGTATCTTATCATGGATGCGGACCGGCACAAACGTGTAAAAAATTAGGTAATCATTTAGGTAATAGCCAGGCTCCAGTATAACTTCCTCAGCTCGCAAAGGCGAAACAACCGCCAAAATATCTAGGGGTTCACCATAACTGACCGTTTCAACCGCTTGCTGAATCGGATAAAGAAGTACAGCCTCACCTTTAGAATTAAGAATCCTAGTAAACGGCGTCAAGGACTCTTCATAATTAAGAAACATGCGAGCCAACCACGTAACATTAGCCATAGCCTTTTGCGGAGTGATCGGACTATAGTCAGTGAAGACAGGACCCCAATACAGAAACTCGTCACTATACTTTGAGATAACGTCATAAGCCAATTTGAAGCTTGGCGGGTCTCTTTCCTTCCGTATCTTCCACAATATTCCCGTGGTGATCGCATCGTAGTACGCACATGCTGGAAACTTTGTGACTACATCAAGGTAGCCTGGCCAACAGATTTCAGGCCAATACGCAGGATATTGCCCCGAAGCCCTGATCACCTGAACAAAATTGTAAACGCGCTGACAAGTGAAACTCCACCCCTCATATGTGTAAAGCCCGAGCAAGGCAAAGCTCACAGGATCATCATAAACTTCCGTATCATTGATTCCCACCCGATACCAGACGCCAGAACCCGAAGGCGGAGGCTGATAATACAAGTAAAGCTGCTCGAAACCGTCACGCAAGAAGCCAACCGCATCAGTCATCATGGAGACGTATCTGGAAGCGTTTGCAGTGTCATAAGTTTCGGCGAGCATTTTCAAAGCGATTAAACAATAGAGATTCTCAATGCTCATGATGGTGTCCCAAGTATCAGAAATCGAGACGTAGTTTGCGAAGCCCCCATAGTATTTGTCATGGATGCCTAGAATGCTCGGCTGTTGCTGCATCGTATAGAGAAAAGTGTAGCCAGCGAGTTTGGCGGCATCGAGATAGCCAGAAGTGCTAGTCAACGAGTAAGCCTTAAGCAATGCAGGAATCACTCGACCCGCATCGATGCTGTAATATTGAGTTGAAGATTCGCTGGATTTGAACCCGCCATAAGCCTTCTTCAGATTATCCGTGCACTGCTGTGTCAAAAGCCAATCTGCAAGGTCCACAATCTTCGCTAAGATAGCCGCTTGAAGAGCTGAGAATTGACTTGCCGAATACGCTTCATAAAGAAATTCAATGGCGAAAGCAGCGGGAAAAGCGCCCTTACCAAAGCTTTTATCCCCGTGATCAACTGTTCCGGCTTTAGCCACATAATAAGTATAGGCTAGATTGTTTTTCATGGTCACAACATTGCCAGCAACAGAATCAACTTCATTCCATTCGCTGTGAGCGGAATCCTTAATTTCACAGGGCATGCCAGCGCTAAATTTAGTGCCATCTGCAACCGTGACATTCTTCTGGCCTGCAGGCGGGTCCGCAGTCATTGCCGTAGTTACAACGTAAAACCAAGGTGCATAATGCATCACGAATTGGTAGTACGCATCAGGGACGTTAGCCACCTATGCCCTCCCCACATAAGGCACTTTCAACTTTTCGATGATACGCTGAGCCTCACTCATCAAAAACTGC